CCATCGCCCGCTGATAGTCGCCAAAATTAAGCGTGCCCGTTGCAAGCGCGGTATTCAGCAGCCCAACGCCCTGCGCATACGCTTGGGTGCGAGCGCGGGCGGGATCAAGGCGGTTGAGGAGGGTGTTTAGAGAGTCTGACAGGTTGCCAAAATTTTCCGCCGATGTTTCCGCCGTGTCGTTTAACGTCTTAGTAACCTCGTCGGCTAGCGCTGTTGCTTCTCGCGTGCGCTCTAATCGGTCGGCATACACAACAAACGCATTGGCGTTATCTTCAATTCGCTGCGCAGTTTCTTCTCGGGCTACGTTGATTTTCTGATTCAATTCAACGATGCGCTCTTGGGCCTCCGCTACGGCGTTCATGCCGCGCACTTCTGCCCCTACCTGCCCAGCGCCAAATCCTAATACACCACTGCCACGATTCTCGCTGCGTAGCTGTGCCAGCTCTTCACGCGCCGTAGCGGCTTTAATAGTGGCAGCATCCAGCGCTGTGTTGAGCGATGAGAGCGACTGACTCAGATCCTCTTGCGACATATCGGCCATTTCGTCGCGAAGGTCTGCAATTTGATCCTCGGTTAATCCGGCGCGGTGGCCTGTTAGGTTTAGCTCATCGCGGAATACGTATAGTAGCCCACCCGCGCCGATAAGCAGTCCTAGCGGGCCGCCTAGCGCCATCATTGCGCCACGGAGTACGCCTGCTACGGTAACAGCGCCGCTCATCGCGGTGGTGGCAGCTACCATGCCCGCAACAAAACGCCCCGCATAAAGAGCAGCGGCCACCTGCCCCACCTTAACCATGGCGTCCAGGTTGTTGGACAGGAATACAACTGACTCGCCCAGCACTGACAGCGCGCCTTGCACTTCATCGCTAGTGCCTATCCACTGGGTTAGGTTCGTCCGCGCCACTTCCATTTGCTGCCCGAATGTGGCAACGGTTTTGCCAAAATCGTTAGCGATGGTATCGGATGCCTGTTGTAGCGCGCTCACGACAATCTCAGCCGTAATGCCGCCCGTGGCGGCAAACTCGCGCAGCTCGCCAATGTTCATATTCAGCGATTCAGCGACGGCGCGTAGGATGCCAGGTGCTTGCTCTGCCACTGAGTTAAATTCATCGCCACGCAATGCGCCGGATGCCAAGCCTTGGGATAGCTGAGTGATGGCGTTACTGGCTTCCTCGGCAGTCGCGCCGGATGCTGCAAACGATTGGTTAATCGTGGTCGTTAGGTCGAGTAGGTTTTGCTGTGACAACCCTAGCTCAGTGGTAGACCGTGCCAACCGAGCGTATAGGTTCGCCGTGGCCTCGAAATTCGAGCGGGTATCACGCGCTACGTTTACGAGCGATTGCTGTGCACGGGTTAGCTCTTGTGTGCCTGTCGTTACCTGCCGCAACTGGTTAGCGGCATTATTCCAGGCGTCTGAGTAACGGATAATCTCGCGTGCGCCCAGCGCGCCTACCAGCCCTGTGACGGCGTTTTTTAGTGCATCGGTGGCACGCGACGTTGAGCGCATGTCGTTTTGCATAAGCTCGCTAGCGGTGCGTGTTTTGCGCGCTGCCTGTGTGGTGCTGTTTCCGAACTGGTCAACACCACGACGCGCCCCTTTCGCCGCCTCCCGCGTACCATCCATCTCGCGTTCAGCGCGTGATAAATCAGAGGTATCTACTTCAACCGACCAATTAAGTGTGCCTAAATCCATAGATACCCCCTACTTTTTATCGCGTTTTGCGCTGATTTTACCCAATATGCCGCGCATACCTTTGGCGATAGCCTCTTTATCAAATCCTTGAATTGGCGTCCATGGCTGCGGGTGTTGCGGTTTTCTTGCGGCGTGATGCTCTGCCACGTATTCATCCGATAGGCGCTTCAGCATTGACGCTTCCCAGCTTGTTAGCGCTACGCCCACCATCCGCATCCATGCGTCTATCTCGCTAAACGTCAGCGGCACAATCCCCTGCCCTGTGTTTAGCGCTGGCCCTACTTCTTGCAGGTAGCCAATAACATGCTCGCCAAACTCTAACTCCGGCATGGGCGGCGCCCCATGGTTGCGATTGATGTAATCCTTGTACCGCGTTTCGTTGCGCTTATCTGGGGTGGCCGATAGCCACCCCATCATGCGAGCGTAGAGAACTAAATCATCCTCTACGCACTGAAAAAATTACGGCGGTCGCCTACAAACTCATCGAGCTGCTCACGAATGCTGCGATATTTGAGCAGGAATTGCTCTGCGTTTTTCGGCGTCATTTCATCGTCGCCAAACTGCATGTTGTGGCAACGCACTACGCACGCGGCTAACAGCTCAGCACCTTCCTGTTCTGCTTTTTCCAGCGTGGGGTTTTTCTGCCGTTTTCCCATTCGAGAATTGGCCATTTGCGACACTTTGCGGCGATATTGCGCACTGTCTACGCCTACCGCGTCAATGCCAATGGCTTTGCCGTCTTCGGTGTAGAGCTTTTCGCCAGTAACCGGATGCTCAAGGTGCAGGAATGCGCCTTTATCGGCACCAGTTTCTAAGTCAAATACGTTCGTTAAATCAGTCATGCTAGGTGCTCCGCCAGTTGAGTATCCCCGCCAGTCTTTGGTTTAACGTCCGGGCGCTGGCGGGGCCACCCGGACGGCTTAGCCGAAGCTATGCGCGTTAAACGGCGTCTACCGACACCACTTTGGAATCAATCTCAACCATCGCTTCTGCCGACAGAATAGAATCCACGCCATCGCCAGCGGTGGTGAAGGACATCACCAGAGCGGTGAAATACTCAACGCCGCCGTCTGGGTATTCGACCTTAGCACTCACCACTTCGTCTATTTTGGTGCCATCGGCATGGTCGCGCATGATGTCTTGACCAGCGTCGGCAGTGTCCAGTGCCATGGGGATAGTCAATGAGCCGTAGTTAACGGAACCCTTGAGCTTGCGCGTTACGCGGTCGGCTAGCGGGTTATGCGTTACCAGGGCATACTCAGCGCCGTGAGAAGGAACGCTGGTCACTTCGCCAACGGTGGTGTAAGCCAGCGCCTCAAAGCCTGCCGCGTCAAACGTAACCGGCGCGCCCGATGCAACACTAAATACCGTACCTGCTGCTGTGTAATAGGCCATTGTGAATCTCCCTTAAACGGTAATGGCTGCGACAGTGACAGAAGTCACGCCGTCATAAGTGATTTGTACGTTTCCGTTTGCGTCGCGGAAACCGTCTCGGGTTAGGCCGCCAATGATGGCCTCACCGCCTGCGGCGATTGTTACCGTCACGTCAGTTGGTGTCAGTCCGGGTCGGGCAGTGTATTGTGATGCGATAGTGACGGTGTGCGGGCTGGCGTCTCCGTTCTTTACGTAGAGAACGGTCTGTTGTGCCCATGGGAACTCGTCACCGCCAGCGCTAGCAGCGGAAAAGACAGGCGTTAATCCGTCAAAATCCGCCCGCTGTGGAGTCAGTGTAGCCATTGCTTTACCTCAATTTGGTTGGATATATCCGCCTACTATTATAGGTTAAAACAATTACCATGTCGATTGCCGATAGGGAATTACAATTTGACTATGCGGTGGTGATTATGCCAGTAATACGAATGCGCGCAGTGCTTCGGTTAATCGTCTGGCCTGTTTGTTTGCCGCCAATGAGCGGTATAGCTTCGCAGAAGGCATCGAACGATAGCGTAACGCCATCCTCTAGCGTTAGCACGCAAGGCTCAACTTTTCGTGTGGCCTGAGATTGCGCCATTCTCTGCTGACCTGGGTCGGCATGGTTGCGGTATAGCTGTAGCGTGGCGGTGCCGTAGTCAGGCTGTGCGGGTAGGTATTCACGCGCAGGAGCGGATAACGATTGATGTCGAATTACGGATGGCGATCCGTTAAAAAACTGGTACTGGTAGACGTTGCCTACCAGCTCGCCGCCGAACGTTAGCGTGGCGCTTTGGCCGTCGATTATGTCACTCATTAGTTACCCTCCGTATAACATCTCACATCCATCACCCACACCGGGCGACCGTTTTCAAGATACATTGGCCCAGCAGGTTCCGACAACACCTCAAAGCGCAGCACGCTGCCTTGCCCGCCGCCCCCACGAATACGCCGCGCAATCGCTGCCATAGCGTCATGGCCGGATACCGCGCCCGTTGGCTGTTGCACCAGGGTTAGCAGTACGTCAATGCGCTGTAGTAGTGGGTCGCTGTTACCGCTACCTGGAAAGCGCATCATTACAAACGGGCCTTCGCTTGTTTCGTCTGCATCTGTCCAGCGAAAGTATTTGACGGCATAGCCAGGCACTAGGTCGTCAATGTAGGCGCGCAGGTCTGTCAATATCGTGCGTGTGGTCACTCGCTATACTCCTCGCGCAGGATTTGGGGCAGTAGCGGGATAGTCGCTTCGATGCCTTTTTCGAGAAACTTAGGCTCACCACCGGGTGCCCAATACGTGCCCCGGTTTTTCGGCCTTGGCTGCCCGGTTAACTTGCCCGATGCTTCATGCACAGCTGCGGCATAGCGTGCGCCGTACCCCGTTTCGCCTTTCCACCCGCTAGGCGTTTTCTCAATGCGCCGGAATTGGCTGTTAATCAGAAACGATGTATCCCGTGGGGTTAACGCGGCTGACTGAGTGCTGACTGAAAACAGAATCTTTGTCACCGCCCGTTCAGTATCTCGCACACCAATACCGCGCAATGCCTCTTGAAACCGCTGGTTAATGTCGTCAAACGTACTCACGTCATCACCTCAAAATCAGGCAAGCCGCCCGGTTCTAGCTCGTCAATCGGCCAAAATCGGATAGCGCGGATACGTTCAGCAGTGGGCGGCGCGGTGGTTAGGGCGGTGTGGTCGCCAAGCTGGATATACCACTCTCGCTCTGGCACCAACGGCGAATCTAGCGCGGCCTCGAAGCGGAAGGTTTGGTTGGGCGTGAACTCGGTGTTGGTGTCGTCACGCGCCACATCGCCGCCGCCCTCATAGCCAACGCGGGGAATCAGGTAAGACGTCCCGCCGATAGGTTGCCCCCATTCATCGGTGCCACCTGCGGGCCACACGGTCGCTGGGCCGTGGGCATATGACCAGCTCGATATATTCGAC